GGCTGCGGGCCAAGTACCGCCGCGCGCTCGATACGAACATGGCCGCCGGTCGTCTCCCGGACGCAGAGCGTGCGCAGGACGCTGACTTGCCGGGCCCGAGCGAGTCGGCCGGCGACATGTTCGACGAACTGGCGCGCCTGCGCGCGCACTGGGAAAAGCATTTCGAGACGCTGTCGCAGAAACTTGCCTCGCAGATGCTGCAGGCGATGTACCGCGACAACGCGCTGTCGTGGGGCAGCAAGCTCAAGCGTGCGGGTTTCGACATCGAGTTGCAGCTGACACCCGCGCAGCGGCTGATCCTGAAGGCCAAGCTGCCCGAGAACGTCGCGCTCATCCGCTCGATCCAGCAGGACTATCACAAGGACATTGAGGGCATCGTCTCGCGCAACTTCCTGAAGGGCCGCGACCTGTCCACCATGGCCGACGAGATCAAGGAACGCGGCGGCGTGTCGACACGCCGCGCGGCGCTCATTGCGCGCGACCAGTCGAACAAGGCCACCGCGCAGATGAACGCCGCGCGGCAGCAGGAGCTCGGCTTGAACTGGGCAACCTGGATCCATTCGAGCGCCGGCAAGGAGCCGCGCGCCACGCACACCAAGGCCGGCCGCGAACAGTGGATCTTCGACACGCAGGCGGGGATCGACTTCGGCGACAGCTTCGGCCAGGTGCTACCGGGCGAGGCCATCAACTGCCGGTGCCACAGCCGCACCATCATTCCAGCACTGGGCCGCGGCGACGTGCAGTCCGCCGACGATCTGGAGCCCGTGCCCGGCTTCCCAGGCGCCTATCGCGCGAAGGCTGGTAAGTCCGCGGGCGAGAAGCAGAAGCAGGATGTCGTGAACACCCGCTCGCCAGCGGGCTCGCCCGTCGTCTACAGCTAGTCCAGAAACGACAAAGCCCGAGCGGCGCGCAATGAAGCAGACCCGCTCGGGCGTTGAAGGGTCGTTTCATCCCCGACCAAAGTGTGACGATTGTGCCAGAAACGACAAAGCCGCGAGGCCTTCGGGTTTGACTCCTAAGAAACGCGGCTTTGTCGCCTACTAGTCCCGAGTCGGAATCCGAGACCGTCGCCTCGGCTGGTGCACCCCGCGCTTTCCGCTCTTTGCTTTCGTACCGCGTTGTACACCATGAAGTCCGGCGCGTTGGCACCAGACCGAGGAATCGAACCTCGCCGCGATTGGTGCCAGTATAGCGAGCGGCGCACAAGGTGTTCAACGAATGTCGCTATCGTTGCACGCGCCACGATAGGCAGCTATCATCGCGCGAGTACAATTCCGCCCAACATGACGCAGCTGCAACACGCCTTTGATCGCCAGTCCGCCCGTTCGGTGGATTCGGATGGCCGTCTCCGCGTGAAGAACTGCATCCTGTCCACAGCGGAAGTGAATCCGTATCGCGGTCAGGAGATCCCGAAGTGGAAAGACCTCGGCTTGAACGCCGACACGGTCTATGACCTGTACCGCGATCCCGAGGCGCTACGTGAGTCGATCGCGTCCTTCGAGGGCGTGCCGCTCATGGTCAAGCACATCGCGCAGTCCGCCGACGAGCCCCGCAAGGAGTACATCGGCGGCTCGGTGCACGGCGTGACATTCGACGGCAAGCACCTGCGCGGCGATATTCTCGTGTGGGACGGTTATGCCATCGACCTCATCGAGTCCGACGAGCAGTCCGACCTATCGTGCAGCTACCGCTACGACCCGGTCATGACGTCCGGCACCGCCGCCGGCGACAAATACGATGGCCGCATGGCTAAAATCCAGGGCAACCACGTAGCACTGGTGGACGAGGGGCGCGCTTCGGGCGCTCACGTCGCCGACGCAGCGCTGCAACCTCCGCAGCATCCCGATCCATCTTTGCAAGGAGATTCCATGGCCTTCCCCGAGAAAGACCCGAACGCGGCGCCCGGCGCTGCAGCACCTGCTGCAGCCGCTCCGGTAGCCCCTGCCGCGGCAGCGCCCGGCGCCGACATTGGCGCCGCGCTGAAGCACATCGCGACGCTGCTCGAGACCGTCCTGACGCGCCTGCCCGGTGCCGCACCTGAAGCGGTGCCTGCCGCAGCTGCACCTGCAGCCGCAGCGGCCGCGCCTGGTGCTGAAGACGAAGGCGGCCAGCCCTCGGGCGAAGTCGGTCCCGAAAACGAAGGCAAGGAAGGCCCGGGCTTCACGCTGGATCCGACCGCCAAGGTCGAGGGCGCCGACGACGAAGATCCCGAGCTCGACGCAGACGGAAATCCCGTGTTGCCGCCTTCCAATCAGGAAGGTACGCCCGCCCGCGGCGCCCCGACGCCGCACGCCGCCATGGACGCCAAGGGCGTGCAGGCCGTCGTCGCCGCAGCCGTCAAGGCTGAGCGCACCCGCGCGGCTGCCGTGCAGGAAGCGCGCCGCTCGGTGCAGGGCGTGCTCGGCGATGTCGCAATGGACGACGCCGGTGCGATCTACCGTGAGGCCCTCTCGCAGGTGGGCGTCGATGTGTCGCAGATCGGCAAGGGTGCCGAACGCGTCGCATGGGACGCCTACAAGGTTGCCGCCGGCGCTGCCGCCGGCGTGCGCCGCGCACCTGCTGCCACGCACGCGGCAGACGGCAAGGGCGATGGCGGCGACGCCGTCCCCTCGTACATGAAGCACCTCGACAATATTTCCGTGAAGGGCTAACGCCTGTAACGGTTTCACCCCGGAACGGAAAAGGAGTCTCCCATGTTCCAACAACAGGTCTACATCAACCCCGCGCAGGCGGTGGCCGGCGACTTCGCGTCGTCCAACCCCATGATCTACAAGCTCTCGGGCAACGGCAAGATGGTTGCCGTGGCCGAAGGCGTCACGGTCGGCCACTTCGCAGCGCTGCTCGCAGATGGCACCGTCGATTCGATCCTCGCGGCCGCCCCCGGCGCGTCGCGAGTCGGCTTCGTGCACCGCGAGAACAATGCCCAGATCACGACCTACCTGGCCGAGTCGGGCATGACCATTCAGGGTGGCCAGCCGGTCGCGCTGTTCGGCAAGGGCGATTTCTGGGTGCGCACCGACGTCATCACGGGCACCCCGACCCGCGGCGCCGCAGTGTTCTGGGACGTGCTCACCGGCAACACCATTATCGGTGCGCCGGGCTCGCCGCCCGCAACCACCATCGACACGGGGTTCATTCTCGTGTCGGAGGCGGCCACGGTCGGTGCCGTCGTCATCATCAGCAATACCGGCGCCTAAGCCGCGCGGAACGAAGGAGAAACGAACATGCGCGATTCCCAAGTCATCGCCCAGCTGGCGGCCAAGGGCGTCATCCTGGCGCCCGGCGTCAAGAACGTCACCACGCCCCTGGCCCAGTTTGCCATGGACGCGGCGGACCTGACGCCGACGCTCGTTGGCACGCCGAATGCCGGCATCCCGGCCTACCTGACGACCTACGTCGATCCGAAGGTCATCGAGGTGCTCGTCGCCCCGATGAAGGCCGCCGAGATCGTCGGCGAGTCGAAGAAGGGCGACTGGACCACGCTGACGGCTGCGTTCATCCAGGCTGAGCCGACTACCGAAGTCGCCACCTACGGCGACTACTCGGCGGACGGCTCGTCGGGTGCGAACGTGAACTACCCGCAGCGCCAGAGCTACCATTTCCAGACGTGGACTCGCTGGGGCGAGCGCGAGCTGGAGATGGCTGGTGCTGGTCGTGTCGACCTGGCCGCGCAGCTGAACTACTCGTCGGCTCTGGGCCTGTCGAAGTTCCTGAACTCGTCGTACCTCTTCGGTGTGGCGGGCCTGCAGAACTACGGCTTGACCAATGACCCGCGCCTGATCACACCGGTCGCCGCGACCGTCAACTGGGCAACCGGCCTGGCCGAAGACATCTTCAATTCGGTGGTGACGCAGTTCAAACAGCTGCAGACCCAGACGGCCGGCATCGTGGATCAGGAGTCCGAGCTGATTCTGGCCATGCCGCCGACTGCCTCGGGCGACCTGAACCGCGCGAATTCGTACGGCCTCTCGCCCGCGAAGCTCCTGCTGGACGCGTTCCCGAAGATGAAGATCGTGACCGTGCCCGAGTACGACACCGCCGGTGGGCGCCTCGTGCAGATGTGGGCACCGCGCGTCGAGGGCCAGGACACCGCGACCTGCGGCTTCACCGAGAAGATGCGCGCACACGCCATCGAGCGCTACTCGAGCTACTTCCGTCAGAAGAAGTCGGCAGGCACCTGGGGTGCGATCGTGTGGCGCCCGGCCTGCATGGCTGCTCAACTGGGCGTGTGACGCGCAAGCGTTTCACGTGAAACAGGAAAGCCCCGCCACTGTGCGGGGCTTTTCTTTGCCTGTTGTTTGACATTGCTGAAAGATGTTCTTATGATTGAGCCATCGCAACAAACAACCTGAAGGAACCTGAAATGACCATCACCCACATTGAAGTTACTGACGCTAAGGATCAAGCTGAGTTCAAGACCGGCCAGCTCCTGAAGGTCGTGCGCGAAACCCCGGCCTTCTATCATGTGCGCGCCCATAGCGGCGTCGAATGGCGCGTCAGCAAGAAGACGCAGCGGCTCATCGGTACGCTGCGTAGTTTTGTGCGTACGAATCGCCAAGCACAAACCAGCTTTTGACAGCTCCAGCCCTTGCCGCGTGACAGGCGGCATGTGCGGGGATTGTCCCGGATCACCAAGGAAACCAGACCATGAAGAATGAATCCCGCTTCGCCGAGGCGCGCAAGTTTGCACTAGCCGCCATCGCTGGCCTCGGCGCCATGCTGACGCGCATGGCCAACCGCCCGGAGCCGACCTATCGCTCCAATCGGCTTGCCACCGCCAGGCCGGCGAATTTGCATGCAGGCTCGAAGGGCGCCAAGAAAGCGACCTACGGCACCGTGGGCGCTGGTATGCACAGCGTCATCCGCAAAGCTCCGATCGCCGGCGTGACCTTCAGCCCGAAACGCGACATCGGCAAAGGCCCCGCCCGCACCGTACCGCATGGCAAGCGCCAGGCCGCGGCGCACTTTCTCCGCATGCGCGCAGTGGACGCGCACGTCCACTGACAGCCCACCCTCAATCCCACCAAGGAGAACACATGGCCTTCACACCCAAAGATCGCACAGAGCTCGAAAGGGCGCGGCAACGCGTGCATGAACTCGCGGCCAAAGAACGAGAGGCACTCAGCAAAGTCACTCACGCCATCGAAGGCGCCGGCCTGCTGCTCGCCGAGGGTTGCAACTGGTCGGATGTTGCACACGTGCATGCCGACGCCATCCGCGACGCCCTGGAGCCGTTCGACAGCGGCGTGCGGCCCGCGCAGGATACCGCAGCGTGAAACCGGTCATCTACGACGCGGAGGCGTTCCTGCGCGCACGCGTCGTGCAGGAGCTTCAACTGTCCTCGCACATGGCGGCAGTGGCCTCGCTTTGGTGGCGCCGCGAGACGCCGCTGCCCGGCATCACGTGGCACCTGTGCATGCCGGACGTTGAGCGCTCCGGCCCTGCGGTCGTGGACGACTTCGGCAACCTGGTGCGGGTCGGGGTGCGAACGTGAAGCCGCGCATCAGCCTGCTCGATCGGCCCCAAGGAGCGGCGCGCTTGTGGGCTTGCATCGGCCCAGTTGGCATCGGCACGGGCTTCACTCCTGCTGAGGCCTATGCGAATTGGCGCGCGCTTGTGCGTGCTGACATGCTGCGACGGGCGATGATGCCGTGAAGCCCCGCATCCGCCGACAGCCCGGCTGCTGGGTGTGCGAGTCGTCCGATTGCAAAGGGTGGCCCGCCACAACGCCGCAGGAGGCCTACAGACTGTGGCGCGTGTTGCGCACCGCGCGCAGGTGACGTCCGCTTAACCCTGCGCTACACTAGGGCGCTACAACCTCGCCAACCAACAACCGGAGTACTCCATGGCTCGCAAACGTTCTGCCGAAATGCTCACCATCGCCTGCAAGCTGCCGCAGGGTCTTTCCATCCCGCTGCCGGACGGCACGCATCTCAAGCTGCACGGCGTGCACTCGCCCTATGCGCTCATGGGCCACGGCATGACGGACGTCAAGGCTGCCACC